CCAGAACGCCTTTTCCCTAACTCAGAGGACGAGGCCAAGAGCTTATTCAGGGATATGGCAAAGCGGTGGCATCCTGATGTAAACAAAGACCCTCAGGCGCAAGCTGTCTTTGCTCGCCTCAACAAACTTTACGACAATGTTCTTGATAAGATCAAGAACAAAACCTGGTCAAAGCCTGGAGAACTTTCTCTTCGAGGAAAAGACGGAAAGGTTCGAACCGTCAAGTATCGTCGCAAGCACTCTTTTGAGCTTGGTGAAATGGTATATGGCGACAGGGTAATCTGTTACGTCGTCAAGCCTGAACACAAAGACCTGTTTGGGCAGTTCATGGAAACTGCGAAGCACGGTTTCAAGTATGAAAACGATGACATGAAGAACGAGATCGAAAGGTATTTGCCTTCGATTCTTGATAACTTTGAGACAGACAAGGGCGAGCATGTTGTTGTCCTGTCTAAGACTCCTGACGTTTTCTTACTGAAGGATGTTCTTGATTTCCAAAATGGAGAAATGAATCCCAAGCATGTTGCTTGGATTATGAGTAGTTTGTATAATCTCGCTTGCTATCTTGGCTATGCGGGTCTTACTCATAATGGCATTTCCGAAATGACCTGTTTTGTGTCTCCGAAGCATCATAGCGTCATGATTTTCGGCGGTTGGTGGTACTCTCGCAGAGTTGGCTCTAAGCTAAATGCCTTACCAAAGCTTTCTGCCGAGACAGCACCTTCGGAAATGCTTCAAACTAAAGTAGCAGACTACAGGTTAGACCTTCGGCTCATTCGGCAACTTGGTCTAACTCTTCTTGGCGACCCGTCTGGGTCTGTAATCATTCATACTGACAAAGCCCCTAAGCCCATGCTTGATTTCTTGCGAGGCATTACTCAGGGTGATGCAAGGCAGGATTATTCAAATTGGGAAAAAGCTAGGGACAAGAGTTTCGGCAAACGTCGCTTTGTCGAACTAGAAGTTAAATCAAGCGACATTTACAAGGAGTAAAGTATGGGAAACGCACGTTGGGACAGTGGTAGCTGGCAAAACTACAGCGCCTCAGTTGCGGCAACGCCTCGCGCTCAGGTTTTTACCAGCACAAATCTTGTTGACGGCTTAGACCCGAGCAAGATTAAGTTCCGAGAGTCCTGCGACTCTACGGCCAATCCCAAGTCAACGCCTGTCATGATCTTTGTTGACCAGACCGGCTCGATGGGAGAGCTTGCGGAACAGATCATCAAGCATGGCCTTGGTGTTGTCATGAAGGAGGTCTATGACCGCAAGCCGGTCACTGACCCACACTGCTTGGTTGGCTCGATTGGTGATAGCGCCAATGGAGAGAAGGCTCCTCTCCAGGTTAGCCAGTTCGAGGCTGCTGTTGACCCTCTAACTTCTCAAATTGAGAAGATTTATCTTGAGGGTAATGGCGGCGGCAATGGTGGTGAGTCCTACCAGTTGGCTTGGTACTTTGCTGCCAACAAGACCAAGTGTGACGCTATCACCAAGCGCAAGCGTAAGGGCTATCTCTTTACGGTTGGCGACGAGCGAGTTCACCCAAAGCTGACTCGCGAAGAGATCAAGGCTGTCTTTGGTGATGACGTTGAGAGCGATATCTCAACAAAGGACTTGCTTGAGCAGGTCGAGAAGAACTGGGAAGTCTTCCACATCATCACTGAAACCTCTTTCACTCACTCTCAAGACGCAATCAAGGCCTGGAAGAAGTTGCTCAATGAGCGAGTTCTTGTTATTCCCAACAAGGACGCTCTGGCGGAAGTAATCGTCTCTGCAATGCAGGTCAACGAAGGCGCTAACGCTGACGATGTGGCCGATAGCTGGGACGGCTCCAAGTCGGTCGTTGTTCGCGACGCAATCAAGAATCTGAGCAAGTCTTCGGCGGGTGCTGCCGATCTTGTTCGCCTCTAATCAGTCCTTTCAGCAAGTTTCAAGTCAAGGAAGATAGAAATGAAGACCACAGCGGTTATTGGCGCAAACTTTGGTGATGAAGGCAAAGGCCTCATGACCGATTACTTTAGCGGTCCTTCAACTGTTGTGGTTCGTTACAACGGCGGCGCACAGGCTGGTCATACCGTTGTTACTCCTGAAGGTCAGAGGCATGTTTTTGGTCACTTTGGTAGCGGCTCCTTTGCTGGGGCCGCTACTTTTCTTTCTTCTCATTTCATTGTAAATCCGTTTGTCTGGCAAAGAGAGCGCAAGGCTTTGCAGTTACTGGGTCTTGATCCAAGAATCTTCTTTTCCGACATTTCTTATCTTACGCTTCCTTATGACATGCTTATCAACCAGCAAGTCGAAAGAGAGCGTAGCGGTAATCGTCATGGCTCTTGCGGCCTTGGAATTAACGAGACAATGACTCGTTGTATCGGAATTGCGCCTTACGACAAACGAGAAAAGTTCATAACTTCTCCCAAGGACGCGCTTTCAAAAGAAAAGCGAATTGCTTGGTACAAGAAGGTTCGAGACAGTTACGCAAGAAAGCGGATTGAAGAACTCAATCTAAAGCCAGATAAGAACTTCTTCCAGATTTTTGAATCAGATGTTCTTGTTGAAAACTTCAATAACGCTGTTGAAGAGTTCAATGCCCACAATCGCGCAGTTGACGAAAGAGAAGCGCTCGAAGTAATCGGCGCTAAGAATGTTGTTTTTGAAGGCGCTCAAGGTCTTCTCCTTGACGAAGATCATCGCTTCTTTCCTCATGTCACAAGAAGCAAGACAGGTATGGATAACATTGTCATGCTTTGCAAGACTTGGCATATTGCAAAGATTGATGTTACCTATGCCACTAGAGCTTACATGACTCGTCATGGTCAAGGTCCGTTTCCGAGCGAAGATCCAACGCTTAGTTACGAAGATAAGACCAACGTACATAATGAATGGCAAGGAACTCTTCGTTTTGGTCGTCTTGATATTGACCTGCTCAAAGAGAGTATTGCAAAAGACATCGCTAAGGCAATCGGCGTTGAAGCGACTCCTGCTATTGCCGTAAGCTGCCTTGATCAGGTTGGCTCACGATTCGATGTCAACTTCAACAATGAAATTGCAAATGTTGGAGAAGACGAGTTGTTTGCGATTCTGGAAGACTCTTGCGGAGTTGAGCGGTTCTTTGCAAGTCATGGTCCAACAAGGGCTAACGTCAGAACTAAACTTCTAGAAAGAATCTGAAAAGAATCTCATGGACAACATTCTCTTTGACATTCGAGGCGACAAGAGAAATCTGGAAGCCGCTCTGACTTACTTAGAGACCATCAACAAGCCAGATTGTTATGCCATTATCCCAACAAAGGGACTGGTTCTTTTCTGGCACAAAGAGAATGAGAAGGTAAACTTTGAGTTTCCTTCAATTGGAGAACCTGGCTGGGAGCCTGGCAAGTCTTTCAAGGCTTCGGTTGAGCCAAAGAAGTTTGATATTCCCTGGAAAGATTTCGTCAAGTCTTGGGTCATGAATGCTAACCCAAATGACTTTGAACTTGACGATTGGGAGAAGGATCAGGAAGACAGCGACATTTCAACTGATAATGGTTTCCGAATGTCTTGTTCAACATGGGGTCATGTTGGCGGAAATCATTATGCGTATGCTTTGATCAAACCGATTTTCGCCTGGTACGGAAAGTAAGAATCGCTCCTGTAGCTCAATTGGTTAGAGCCGGAGTCTCTAAAACTCTGCGAGTTGCGGGTTCGAGTCCCGCCAGGGGCATTAAATGGCAGACAAAACTCCATACGAGTTTCCTCAAGTCTTTGATACGCTGTTTGATATCAAATCTGCGCCAGAAGCCTTGCGCAAGCTGGAACAGATGAAGCAGAAGTCAAAACAGTTGAAGAAAGACTACGCAAAGCTTCATCGCTTGTTGAGAGAACATGGCTACAAGCCAAAGCTTCCTCATGAGATTTGAATATGTCAAAAGACCCGAAAACAAATCATTGGTGGCCTCCTCAAAAAATGCCTCTAGAGTATTGGGTTCACTCGGACGGATCGTTTTCGGCTTGCGTTTCCCAAGGCCTCATTAAAGGCATGAGCAAAGATCAGGTACTTAAGCTCGCTGAAGATGCGGAAACTTTAGCAAAGGAACTTCGCGAAGCTGTAACTCTTATGAAAGGTTAAAATGGAAGCTACTGCTGAACAAGCCCTTGCAGCCGCAAAAACTAAGAAGTGGGTTTTTATCTGCTCTCCCTACACCAAGCCAGATCCGGCTGTAAACATCAACATTTCAGTGAAGATGTTCAACAGGTTGATGGATGATAACAAGTGCGTTCCTGTCAACATGCTTTGGACGCATTTCTATCACTGCATCATGCCTCGCAGCTATGAAAATTGGCTGGCGTACTGTATGTCTTTTCTGCCACTTTGTCACGCTGTTCTTCGCTTGCCTGGCGAAAGTTCTGGCGTAGATCGTGAAGTCCAAATCGCCAAAGACCTTGGAATCCCGGTTTTTGAATCAGTTGAAGAGCTTTACAGGTTTCTTGAATCATGAAGTTCGACCTGAAAAAGCCTTGTGCAGCTTGTCCCTTTCGGAAGGACGCAGTACCTTCCTGGTTGGGTAGCTATACGCCTCAAGGCGTGGTCGATTCTATCAAAGCTGACCAACCTTTCTTCTGTCATCATGACGTTGAAAACAAGATCGGGTACGACGATCCTGATTGGCAGGAGAAAGCAATGGAAAGCGCTCAGCATTGCGCTGGAGCGCTTATCTTTGCCAGGAAGATGTGCAAACTGAGCCGAGATCCTGAAATCGCTGAAGGTCAGAGAAAGATTGATCCTAACCAGGATATTCTTTTCCCGCCTCAGCAATTTGTGGAATATCACTCGGTTACAATAAGCGCAGCGGCGAAGAAGATTAAGGAACGAGTCAAGAAGTCCAAGAAATAAGGAGCAATGGAATGCTGGTTATCACGGTCAAGGAAGACGAAGCTGCAACGCTGTATGATGCCGAGGGTAATGAACTTGGCAAGGTTTCTGTCGTCAGTATTCGTGGCGACAAAGTTCGAGTCGGGTTTCATTTTCCAAAGGAAATTGCTATTGCAAGACCTGGCGTAAGCAGAGAACAGGCTCTTGCTATTGCGAGCGGCAAAGATGCAACAAACAGTAACAACAGTTGAAATCAGCAACTTCATTCCTCCAAGAGGAATGAGGAAAGTTAGCAGGATAGTCCTGCCTGTTAGCGTTCAGTCTGGCTATGAGAAGATTGTTCGCTGCGGATGCAGGCTAACTTGCGAAACACTTGGAACGGGTGTGATTTCTCTAACGGTCGAAGAACCTCGTCTTGGAGATTTCGTGATCAAGCTCGTCAATTCGACTCAAGAGGTCGAAGAAGCCTTGACGGACATGATCGAAACATTCGACGAGGAAGAATTCGACAAATGGAAAAGTCACCGCGAACAAATGATGTGAAACAAGAGCATAAGCCCAAAGAGGTAAAGCCTCAAAGGTTTATCTTCCGCAAGTATAAGCCGAAAAGGTTTGGTACAAATGCTTCAAGTCGAAATGATCGACGTGACTGAACAGACCGAAACCCTCAGCGATAACAACGCTGGTGAGGGTCAAATTCGCTGTTCTTGCGGACAAGTTTATACATTCTCGCTGCGCAACGATCAGAACATGGTCGATTGGATGGGCTTCCTGTATCCGCGCTGCCCTGAATGCAAAAAGACTCCATCTTCTGAGAACAGGAGAATTGACCTGTGAATCAATACGAGCTTTACAAGAGAGAGTCCAAGCGCATTCGAGAGGAATGGTTTAACGACCATATTCCTGAGTTCATCATTTGCGAAGACGACTTCATTAAAATCAAGTGGCGGAAGCCTGGTACTTGGAACATGGCGGTAGTCTATTACATTGATTGTAAGATGGGCTATCTCATGGTTACTGGAGACTTGGGCGAGGCTATTTATCAGTGGTCTCCTCCGATCAGCATTGATTTCTTGGGCGGCTGTGATCTTGATTACTTCGACGGCAAATGCGAAGCAAGCTCCTGCGGCGAACGCGGTCGAGTTTGGAGTCCAGAAATTGCCGAGAACTACATTCGCTCTTATATCGAAGACCATACAATCGGAGAAGATAAGGGCGACTCCTTCTATGACACCCTTTACCATGACGGGTATGTTGATAATCTGGTCAAAGAAAAAGATCCTGGTCTAGCTCTCTATCTCGAAGAAGAGACGTATAAGGGGTGGAGCGAACTTTCTCGCGAAGAGAAGGACAGGTTCATTGTCATTGCCAAGGAGTATCTCAAGAATCTTTCTGAGACTCTTGAGTGGCGAAAGCTTCAAGAGCATGATTACCGCCGAGAACTCATTGAGAAGCAGAAGAAGTTTGCAGACCTTGGCCCTGATGCTATTGGCGCTTGTTCTCATGAAAGCGAATGGCATCGTTTCCTCAATGACAATGGTTACGAGTTCTTTGGGGATGAATACTACGAATATGGAGACATTGGCCGAGTCATCTCTATTCGGGTTCAATCTCACCTGATTGGATTGAAGATGATTCGAGAAGGTCTTGCCTCTGGTAAGTTCTCTAAGCCAGTAAAGGTTGTTGACCGCTCGATTGATCTTCCTGTAAATATTCCTGAAGAAAAGCCCTGGAGCTTCTGGAACCTGTTCTCTTGGCTCAAGTTTTGGGCCTAAGAAAATCGAGAAAATCGTGGGGCAGAACTAAACTTTCGGCGGAAAGCCGATATACTTAGAGTAAGGAGTCAAAAATGACGTAGGTACAGACACAACCCGTTTACTTGTACGTTCTCGTTCGACAAGACCTCTCGCAGTCTCAGCAGGCAGTTCAATCTTGCCATGCGGCGATTGAGGCAACCAGAAGATTCGCTCCTGGCTAGGACCAGGAACATCCTCATCTGGTTCTGCTCTCTGTCAAAAATGAAGATGAGCTTTTGAAGGCCTATGAGCGCCTTCAGCATTATGGCATTCGGGTCGCCAAGTTCGAAGAACCCGACCGCAACAACGAAACCACGGCTATCGCTACTGAGCCGCTTCCTGCTGATTCCAAGCTGAGGCGCAAGTTCAGTTGCTATAAGCTTCTCAACTTCAATAAGGAGGTGTCTAATGACCTGACAACCTCTTGAAGTTGTAATACGCGAAAACAACCAAATTCGGTTGTTTTTTAGAAATCAATCAAATTCAGTTGACCAAATACTTAGAAAGGAAACAAACAATGACTGCTATTCAGAATGTTAACAAGTCTCGTTGGGGTTATCACGCTTGCGACCATGCCACCTTCCTCAAGCTCAAGAAGCTTAAGAAGTTGTACTTCAAGGCTCTTCATCGTTATGGCGAATGGGTTCGCTGGGACCGTAAGCAGCCTCAGAACCGTATTCTCCGCAAGTGGTATCGTAATGACAAGGGGCAGAAGACGGGCTTTGAAATCGTTGGTATGAAGCCGGAGCCTCAGATGTATCCGGTCTTCGGTTCTTACCGTTATGTTGCTGAGGGTTGCCATCCCCTCAACGACATGGGCGTTCTTGACGCTTTCAACATCGCTCGTCATCCTTATCCGACTCCTGAGGCTGTGCAACCGCTTGGTTTGACGGTCGAGCAGATCGATAACATGCTTGCTCATCTTGAAAAGTTCGAGGGCTAATCCCTGAGAGGACCATTCAGAGGAAACTTTGAATGGTCTTTTATGGTCAATCGTTGCGTATGTTTCAAGAAGACTTTTGCCGAAATCCTAAATTTCGCGCAAATAAATGGCTATAACCAGGAAAAGATAGAAGAAATTCTTAAATGCGGTACTGGCTGCGGTTTATGCAAGCCTTACATAGCTGAATGCCTAAAATCTGGAAAGACAGAGTTTGACCCAAAAACCTTCTATAAGCCAAATAAACATTGAAAAACGCATTCTTCAGCAAATCACGCCGATTAGTCAGCGTTTGATAAACTGTGTAAACTAAAGAAAATTTCGCCTATAGCCGATAGTCCTGCGTGAAACCTTCTAGGTTAGCAAAGACTATCAGCCGATAGCCCTTTGCTCAAAGGCTATGAGGCGAGAAGCGCGTCCTGCATAGCCACAAATTAAGTCGCTTCAAAAGGAAGATTAGAAATGAGAAAGTTTACAATGTTTGCTTTGGGAGTCGTTTCTCTGTTTGCTGGCACGGCGCTAGCGCAGTCAGATTCGACAACCGCAGCCATGCTGGCCGACGCCCAGACTCGTTCAAGCTTGAACGGGCAGCAGAGTAGCGGTCATGATGGTAATGGATTCTTTCTTGCAAATAACGGCGCAAGATTGAACATCGGCGGCGACCTCCAGTTCCGTTATACTTACAATCCAAGTCGTTCGAATTCAACGTTTGGAAATAACGCAGAGACTGGCTTTGATATTCCGCTTGCAAAGCTTCGTTTCAGCGGATACCTCAATGAGTCTGTTGACTTTATGTTGGAGACCGGATTTGGGAACGGAACCGACGAAATTGAATTGTTCGACGCTTATGCCGGACTCAAGGCTTTTGACGGCGGACGATTCCAGTTTGGTCAGTTCCGTCTTCCATTCTTGCAGGAGCAGAATGTCGCTGACAGATACCAGCTTGCCGCTAATCGCTCGGTAGTCTCTGATGTTTTCGGTCAGGGATATTCGCAGGGCGTCCAGTTCGCTTATAGCTTTGATAAGCTTCGTTTGACTGGCGCTGTTTCAGACGGCTTTGATACTGCAAATACAGATTTCACCGACCCTGCCGAATCTGATTTGGCTCTTACCGCAAGAGCGGAGTATGCAATCCTTGGTAACTACAATGAGTTTACCGAGTTTACCGCAACTAAGTCGCAGCAGAATTCTCTTCTTGCTGGTACGGCCTTCCATTATCAAGACGGCGACACACAGGACGCAATGTATTCTTATACTGGCGATCTAACTTGGAAGTATAGCGGCTGGAACGCTTTCCTCTCTGGTGTTGGTCGTAATACCGAAACAACTGGCGGCGACTTTGATGACTTTGGCGTTGTTCTCCAGGGCGGCTACCGAGTAACTGAGCAGATTGAGCCTTTCGCTCGCTATGATGCGGTCTTCGCTGATTCTGATAGAGGCCTCAGCAATAACGATTTCAACTTCGTTACCGCTGGTGTCAACTACTACCTTTATGGTCAGGCTGCTAAGTTTACCGCTGACGTTGTATGGTCTTTGAACGAGACTACTGGCCTCGATTCAATGGCTAACTTCTCGAACACTGGCTTGCTTGGCTCCTCTAACGAAAATGAGGTTGCCTTCCGCATGCAGTTCCAGGTTCTCTTCTAAACAAGAGAAATCACAACAAACAAGGGTCGTCCTTCGGGGCGACCCCTTTTTCTTTAACTATGGTGATTCATAAAGTAGTGCTTGGATTATGGTCGTTATTGAAATATGATTGGTATGAAGTATCAATGCACAGTTTGTAGCAAGTATCATGACTCTATCAGCGGAGCAGTTGCTTGCAAGGAAGAATGTCTCAAAACCAAAGATTCAAGGAACGTCGTTGACGTTTACAAGTATTGGAAGACTGACGCTATCAAAGCCGCTCTCAACCAAAAGAGACACAATTTCTCAATACTCATTACCAATCACTTCCATGATTTCAATATTGGTAGTGTTATCCGTAACTCAAACGCTTTCTTGGGAAAGAAGATATACGTTCTAGGAAATAGAAAGTATGACGTTCGAGGAACGGTTGGAACTCATCATTATGAGAATATAGAGCATATCACTTCGGTCGAAGACATTATGAACAAGGGTTTTCATCTTGTAAGATTTGACGACCTGCCAGAAGCGAAGCCGCTTGATTCGTTTGTTTGGCCGCAGGATAAGCATATAGTCATGTGTTTTGGACAGGAAACGGTTGGACTAACCAAAGACGTTGTTACCAAGTGTGACGATATTGTATACATACGGCAGTACGGCTCTGTTAGAAGCTTGAATGTTGGTTGCGCAAGCGCTATTGCCATGTTCTCCTATTGTCAGCAAGTAGTTAGAGGATAGGAGATAAGAACGTTGTAAATTATAGAGAATGGATAACAGCTTGAATATCTTCGGCAAGCCTCCAGAACCAGCTATTTATGCCAAGTTCTTTCTTGAGAATGGAGACTCTATAGAGTTAGAAGGGAATTCTGTTGCTTTCATATTCTTTGAATTGAATAGACGTTTCCCTGAAAGATTTAACTATGTAAGCGTTGCTTTTTCGGGTAAAGATGAAGAAGAATCAAAGAAGAACCTAGAAGCGTTCTTCTATTTAGCAAGGAAGTTCAGAGAATGAAGACTCACTCGAAGAATACTTTGGAAAGCATTACTTGCCCTTTTGGTATTGACCATAAGAATATCAACTGGGACGACGTTGAAAAGGTCATTTCAACCGATGATAAGGAATGTTCAGTTATAGCGACCATGAAGAATGGCGATATCTTTCTGATACTCGTTCCTCAAAAATTGTACGATTCAGTTTATAAGTCTGGCGAGGAAAATGTCATAGAGCAGGATCTTGGATTCAATGATCTCAACTAAGGAGTTGTGGGATGTATTTTGTAGCAGCGCTTGGAATGACACGAAACAAAGTTGAAATAAAGACCCCTTTCGGTCTCAATACATTCGATCATGTTGAAAACCATAGTCTTTGGGTTCCAGGATTTTGTCAAGAAATCAAATCGAAGGAAGAACTCCTGAAAATGGTTTCTGAACTTTATGACGCCTACATAAAGGACAATCCAAATGAAAAGAATGAAAGCGTTTGACTTTGAAGTTGTTTATCTAGCAGGGCCTCCTAGACTAACCTGTAAGTTCATAACAAAGACAAATGACTCTATTACTTTTGCGGGTAATAGTGTTCAAGAAATATATGAACAATGCAAAGCTAGATTCCCTGAAGGCATACAACCAAAAGGCATTATCTTCAGCGGAGCTAACCCCTTAGACGCAAAAACAAACTTCTGCGCCTTTTTGACTCTTGGATTGAATGAGGGTTACTTCAACGAAAAGGACTTCAATAAACCTGAAGAACCAAATCAAGAACCAGAAAGCGAATAATGTTTTACGCTGTTGCTCCACTTCAACCAATCCATATAACTCAACCGTCGATTCCTCTCTTGGATTTCAACTCTCTTAAAGAAAGACCAAAAACGATGTTCTCAAATGAATTGATAAATCGTATTTATGAAAACGATAAAGCATCAGGCTTGACATTGATGTTTATGAACTCCTGTCTATCAAACCTGACTCCTGAACAAAAAGTTACTCCTGAATATGTTGAAGAATGCTACACAAAGCTTTCTCCTCTTGCGAAGAAAATCTCTGACCAGATAGAGACTGGCGAAAAGTCTCGTAGAGAAAGAAACCAGCTTGAACCAATGAAAGAGGTTGCTTGCTCCTCTTCTCCTTCGCCGTCTTTTGGCATGCGCCGAGCAAGAAACTGAGGCGGTTTCACAAGAATCAACGCTAGAACTAAACTTTGCTGCCTATACTGATTGGTAATCGGTTCAAGTCCTTTTCCCCTTGAGAAACCAGTCAGAAAGAGAAACTATGGCTACCAAGCTTGGTCGAGGCGAACTTCCTGCAAAGCATACTCTTGAAGACTTCGAGTGCTTTGGTCCGCCTGCAACTCAGGACGGCAATTTCTCAGGCACGAAACTCGCCGATATGGGTTGCTTTACCCAGGACGGCAAGGATTCGAACAAGTATTACCACGGCGCTGTGGTGAAGTCGAAGAAGAACGGGAAGTTTTTTGCCTACTTTGAATGGGGCCGTACTGGCGCTTCAAAGGCTGACTTCACCTTCATCGAATGCTATGACGAGACTGAAGCGCAGTCCCAATACGAGAAGCAGCTTCACTCCAAGAATGACAAGCGAGGCGAGTGGACAACCATCGCTGGAAAGCAGGTTCTTCGAGCCAAGGCTGGCGAGGACTGCTATCTTGTTCGTCCTCTGGCGACTCGTACTACGGGTCTTCCTGACGCCAAGAAGATTGCTTTCAATGACGGAGCGAAGAAGCAGGTTACTGCTGCCGCTCCTGCTGCTGGAACTGCTTCGTCGAAGCCCAAGTGGGACGACCATACTCTCAAGCTCATGCGAGATATGAACGTTGGTACGGTTGCCTATGCCAAGACCAGCGTTCAAGGCGGTAACATCCCAACCCAAGCCTCTATCGACGAGGCTCGCGATGTCCTTGTTGAGGCTCGTAAGCGAGTCAAGAAGGTTGGAGATAACGAGCGAGACCAGATCAACGATACGGAGTTGAAGGGATTGACCAATCACCTTTACTCTCGTATTCCGAAGATCAAGCGAGTTGGTGATACGAACTGGATTCTCAACAAGGATAATATCACTGCTTGGGACCAGGATCTTGACGCCTTTGAGTCGGCCTTGTATGCCGTTGATATGGGTCTTGACAAGAGCAACGACCCGCTTGCCGGCTTCAACATCGAGATGGAATGGCTCGATCCCAAGTCTGATCGCGGCAAGTTCATCTTGAACTGGATGCCCGGCGCTTCTCGTAACCGCCATTCCGATATGTCGGGCGGCATGAAGATTCACAACATCTGGGCTGTTCGCCAGCTTGCTCATGTTGACGGATGGCGCAAGCAAATCAAGAAGATTTCCGACGAAGGCGTGAAGATTGGCGAGCGCGCCCTTCATCAACCCTCCGTTCGTAGCGACGTTGACGCTGCCGAAGCTGCGTTCTATCCTGGTTCCAACGTCTCCATGCTCTTCCACGGAACTCGCTCCGTCAACGTTCCTGGTATTCTTCGCGAAAACCTCCGTCTTCCGAAGACGCTCGTTGGTGTTGTCATTACCGGCGCTATGTTCGGCGGTGGCATCTACTGGGCCGACGACTGGAAGAAGAGCGCAGGATATACCTCTGGTTACTCCCGTTGGGGCGGCGGTGGCGGCTCGGTCGCTGGGCGTCATGCTTTCATGTTCGTTGCTGATACCGCCATTGGCAACCCCTTTGTCGCACCTGGTCCTCGCGGTTATACTGAATACCCCAAAGGTCATCACTGCATCTTCGGTAAGGCTGGCGCAAGCCAGGTTATGAACAACGAATTCATCACTTTCAATCGGGATCAGCATCAGCTTCGCTACCTGGTTGAGTTTTCTGCCTAACTCAGGCGGATCGAAGGAAAATATGAGCAAGAGCGTTATTATTGTCAACGGCAATCGCATCGAAGTTGACGGCGATACTAATATCTCTGTTGTTGGCGATTGCATTCGAGTTGGAAGCAAAACTATTGCCAGCGGCCTCAATGGGATCGTTGAAGTTAAATGGGAAGGTCCACTGGCAACTTTGACTACTGACGGAAGCGTTAGCGTTTCTGGAAGTGTTGAAGGTGATGTTAACGCCGGAGGCTCCGTGAATTGCGGAGACGTTGGAGGGAACGTTGACGCTGGTGGCTCAATCAACTGTGGCAAAGTCGGAGGCGATGTTGAAGCTGGCGGCTCAGTCTCGATGAGAAAGTGATAGGCTTTATGATTGGGGACTCTCTTGGCAACAGAATAAAAATAAAATGGGAATTAGGATTAGAAAAGTTCTTTGTTTTGCTCTTGGCGATGTAAAAGTCAAGAAGTTTTCTATTGTTGATTCTCGATTCCAGTCTTGGGTCAATGAGGGCGATGAAATTTATGATCGTCCTCAAAGAATGTTCCGTCCATTCCTTGACTGGATAATGGACGATTCTAAAGAACAGGAACAAATAGAACTGCTTGCTGCCGCAAATGGTCCAAGCCAGAGCGATAAGTACGGAATAACTTTTGGCATTCTTACCAAAGCAAGAGAGTTCTTTAAGTTAGCAGAAGAAGAGAGAGCCAAGAATCTTGAGAAGATGTTCCATATCAACTTTGTTCATCAAAGAGAATATGGACTGCCAAGAATTTTTGGAATCATTCCTCCAGAACAACCAGACTGGATTAGGAGAGATGATTCTCTTGACTATTACGATACTGGCGGAGTCGCTAATTGTAAAGTCAAATGGTTGGATCGTTTTTCTGGTATTTACCCTCATAACATGATGATTAAGAAGCCTCATGTAGAAAGCGTAAGGCTTCCTGATTGCGTTGCTGATTTTGAGCTTCCGTTCTCGATTAGCACTCATCAACCTGAACCAAGAGTTTTGCCTGTTAGACTTATGGGAGGCGACTACAACCGCCTGACCGGAAGGTTTAATCCCAAGGTTGGTTCAATAGTTGGAGTCGAGAAAACAAAGGAAATGGATAAAGCTTATCGTTGCGATATCTTTCCTTCTGTTCTTCTTTGGACTCACTATGTCGGTTTGTTTACTGATTGGGCAAAAACGGTAAATGAACTTCGTCCCTGTCTTTATACTTATTGGAGCTAAACAATGAATCAGAAGAGCATTGTCATTTTTGGCGGCGGAACCATCTCTCACGTTCGTTCTCATCTTGCGCTTTGCGCTCCTGCTTACGGGAAGACCGCCAGGCGCATTGCTGAGCTTTGCGACGAATTGATTCCTAACATGGACCGCAAGCTCATTCTTACTCGCATGGCTGACCCGTCTTCTCGTATTGAAACGAACGAAGACGTTGCAAATGCCGCAAGAGAAGTTATCAACGATCTTACTAATAAGATTGTTTTCTTCTCTTGTGCAATGTGCGATTTTGACGGAACAATCGCCAACCAGAAAGGCGATAAGTACGGTAAGAGACTTGACTCGAAGCGAGCCAGCGGGGGTTCAATCACAATTCGTACCGCTAACAAGGTAATCAATTCTTTCCGGCAAGGCGAAGGTAGTCGCAAAGATATCTTCCTTGTTGGATTCAAGACGACTTGCGGAGCAACTGAAGACGAGCAGTACATCGCTGGTCTTGAACTTTGCAAGAAGGCTTCTTGTAATCTTGTTCTTGCCAATGATGTAAAGACTCGTTTGTGCATGGTCATAACGCCAGAAGAGGCTCGTTACCATGTTACAACGAACAGAGAAGAAGCGCTGAGAGGCCTTGTTGAAATGGCTTATTTGCGTTCTCACCTGACATTTACTCGTTCAACCGTCATTGCTGGCGAGTCGGTTGCATGGAACTCTTCGCTTGTTCCTGAAACTCTCCGAACGGTTGTTAACTACTGCGTTTCAAGAGGCGCTTACAAGGCTTTTAATGGGGCAACCGTTGGTCACTTCGCAGCAAAGGTTGGTCCGACAACGTTCTTGACTTCCAAGCGCAAGAGCAACTTCAATGACATTGAGAAGCTTGGTCTTGTCAAGATTGAAACGGACGGCCCTGATAAGGTTATTGCTTACGGAGCAAAGCCTTCTGTTGGCGGTCAATCGCAGCGAATCGTCTTTGCGGAGCATCCTGACTGCGACTGCATCGTTCACTTCCATTGTCCCATTAAGCCAGGATCTAAGGTTCCAACTGTTTCGCAGCGCGAGTATGAATGCGGGTCAATGCAATGCGGGACTAACACTTCCCGTGGCCTTCAGCGTTTCGGAAATCTGTACGCAGTATACTTAGATCAACACGGCCCAAACATAGTCTTTAACCGTACTATTAATCCACAAGAGGTAATAGATTTCATAGAAGCCAATTTCGACTTAGAAAGCAAAACCGGAGGCCCGGTGAGCTTGCCAGTTACTGAAATTTCGCACGCTTAATTGAGAACATATATGGCTCAAAAATCCAACATTCGTAAGATCAGAGATTATCAAAAAGACGGCACGAAAGCAATTGTCAACCTTCCTGTTGGTACTTCTGGTCAAGTTATTTTACCTACAGGTTCTGGTAAGACGATTATTGGTGAAGAAGCAATAAAAACAATCGCAAAGTCTAAGGAAACAACTGTTTCTGCTGTTTTTGTTCCTCGTTTACTCCTTGGTAAACAATGGATTAGGCGTTCTGCCGTATCTCTTCTTCAGCAATCAAAACTACCGTTTGCTTTCATCAATATTAACTCAGGAGGAGTTAGACCTGAGATTAAGCGACTTATTGAAGCCGCACAGATGCAGATTAAAGGAGCGGGAACTCCTCCTCTTAGAACCACTACCAATGCAGATGAAGTCCGCAAAGAGGTTTTTCGTTTGCGAGAAAAAGGATTTCATGTCATTGCTCTTTCAACGTATCACTCAAGTGGTGTATTGTTAGATTCTGGTGTTCGTTGCGATCTTGGCTTATTTGATGAATGTCAATATCTTGTAAGTGCGAATAAGCAAGAAACCGAATATCGTCAGTCAATGAGTATTCCGATTGATCGTCGTGTTTTTATGACAGCTACACCTCGTACTACTGATTCGATTGACGGTCAAGGAATGAACAATATCAACGAATTTGGGCCTATCATTTTCGAGAAGAAGCCAAGAGAAATCATTGAAGCAGGAGCAATTGTTGGCCCAAAAATGCATCTTGTTGGAGCGGAAAGCATTATTGAAGGTATTGACTATAATAGTCGTACAGAAATGATCTATCAGTCTTGGAAACGCCATAAAGAAGAAGTTAAGAAAAACTCTTCTGATCCAGATCGTATTGGCGGTAAGATGTTGGTTGTCTGTGACGGTCAAATGATGTTGACCGGGATTTTGAATTCCAGGCGATTCAAAGAAATACGAAGAGAGCGACCTGATCTCAAAGTTTTTGCTTTATGTTCTGAGTACGGAGTTTATATCAACGGTAATCATATCTCTCCTCCCGTTAGCAGCAACGTCAAAGAAGACTTGCTAAAGGCTCTGGATGAACTTGATCCGAGTGAAGATGCGATTATTCTTCATGTTGATATGATTGCAGAAGGTCTTGATGTTCCTTGCCTTACTGGTGTTCTTCCTTTGCGTAACTGTAACAAAATCAAACTGCTTCAGAACC